TCGTCCATCCAGTACGGCTCGATCGGAAGCGTGATCGCCGCAAGCGACAATGCCGAAATGTCTTTCTGTAAACAGGCTGAGAGCGGCACGGCGCCATCGACCGTGGCGATGAGAACGTCGCCACCTAGCTGCTGGTGACCGTTTTTGCCAAGCGGCCGCGAAATATCATAGCGGCCCTGCTGCGCCCAATTGATCGTGCTCGTCGGATCTGTCCCAGTGAAAACAATCACCTCGCCCTGATCGGTGACGAACACGCACTTGTCATCCAGGCCATCACCGGCATCGACCGACCAGCTGGCGCCAAACAGCAATGAGCCACCACGCTTGGCCGCGCCTGACAACGGGATATAGATCAACGTACCGCCGACCGCATTCACCGGCAGGCAGTACGCATCCATCGAATTGCCCTTGATGAAGAACAACCGACTGCGATATTTCCAGACGTAGGTCAGCCCCGTCGCCGGCGTCGTGCCATCCGGCATGAAGATCTTGGTCGGCGTACCGGCAAAAGCGCCATTGAGATACTGCCAGCTGGAGCCGTCATAGCGGCGCACATAGTCGCCGGCGTCGTTGACGGCGAGCAAAAAATCCCCGCCTTGGTTGGCGAGCTGAGCAACAGAAAAATTCCCATTGGTGACGGTGCCAATGCCGGTGACAAGTGTAGCCGTGTCGGCAAACGAAATATCGAACAGGCGAGTGGCGGTTGCGCAAAACATGCGCTGTGTCGTGCCGCTGATATACTCAAACCCAGAGCGAACAACCTCTACCGGCGCCGGCAACGTACACCAGCGCTCGGTACCTCCGCGCAGGCGAAGGCCTTTCTGTGTTGGGACCCAATTGTCGAGAAAATTTGCGGCACCAGGCTTGGTGTAGGCCCAATTCTCGATCAACGACAATCCACGAATAGGTGCCGGCAATGTGATGGTGTTGGCGTTGAGCGCCATCTGCCCAGGAACCGGCTGTCGCTTGAATGCTGCGTGGATGCTCACGGCGCTGGCACTCCCCAAGTGTTAGGCCAGGGAAGCGCAACAGTTGCGTTGCGACTGATCGGCAGATTGTCGACAATGACCGGTGCGGGCTTGTTCGAGCCGGCAAGCATGAACAATGCGTCGGTGTACGTCCCCATATCTTCGGCGTACGGCGAACCTTTGTTCGCCTTCCACTGCCAGATCATGCCGAGCTTCAACAAACGCTCTGGCATCATGAAACGATCGAGATTCGACACAAATGCGTCGCTATAGCCGTTTTGATCTCCGTTGGGCGCGCGCAGGTCGATGCAATTTTTGCCGAGATACGCAAAACTGACAGTATGCCCAGACGGCAGCACCGGATAAATCAGCATGTTGGTACCGAGCAGTGTCCACTCGGAAACGGTGACGGCGACTTGCGACTGACGCCGCATCAACCATTCGTCAGTATCGGAAATGTAAACCAGCGGCTGGCGCGCCATCCACGACGGCCAGACATTGGCCGTCAACAGCATTCGCAAATAATCTGCCGGCAATGGAAAGCGGTCCTTCACACCGTCGCCGGTGTACGTCGCGAAGGATTTCATCTGCGTCCACTCGCGGACGTCATAGGCGATGCGTTGCGCCATTTCATTGGCGAGCGACAAAATCTCAAATTGATCGCGCGGCGAAACAACAGAGCCGAACATCGTGGTCGGCGGGTTAACGCCGACCACGGCACAGACGTCTCTCACTACAGACAGCAAACTCACGCTGCGGCCTTTGCCTTATGGTCTTCCGCCATCCTGATCAAAGTTTTGCGCGGGATATTTCCCTTCGGATCCACCCCGGTCAGCGCCTTGATGTGATCACGCAGCTGCGCATCCGACATCGCCTCGTACTCTGCAATGCGCGGATCCTTGCGACGCAGATCGGCGTCGTCCTCGAGCACCTGGTTGCGTGCTTTCAGACTGTCGACCTCTGCCTCGAGCTTCAGAATGCGAGAATGCTCACTACCCTCCTCGAGGAAGGCGATCGCCTGGTTTTTCCAGTCCCGCCCACCAGGCCCGAGATTTTTAAGCTCTTGCCCCTCGACAACGGACAATGCTTCGGCGGTGTAGATGTTGAGCGCGCGCAGCTCGGCACGCTTGCCATCAGTCAAGAACGGCAAGTAATCGAGCGGTGTACCAGCCTTTGTCTGATGCTCCTTCGATCGAAACTGCTGGTACTGGCGCGGAAAGCGCTCAGCATATGTAATCGGGTGCTGCTCGCCGCTCTCTTCGTTCTCTTCCCAATGCGAGAATGACGATGCAGGAAATACAGAAACCGTTTTTGATCCAGCAAACCGCATTTCAACGACCTCCATGTCGTCAAAAATCGGTCGGCCGGCCTCAATAGACTTTCCTTCATTCTTGACAGTGTGATTGCGAAAGATCGCAACAACACCTTTCTCTTCTCTAGGCATAGTTTCCCTCCGTTGATGAAAAAGTGCAGGCGACAAAGCGAACCGGAAGGCATAAATCCACCCGCCGCCTGCACTCTCTTCAGTCCAGCCCGCGTCAACAGACCGGATCGTGAAGCAATAAATCAGCTGCCTGGCACGCTGTCGTACATGCGCCAGTTAAACAGCGGATTAGTCATGGTGAGTTCGCCCATCCAACCGATGAATTGGGCGATCGCGTCTTTGTCGATCGGCATCTGGCCGTCGCCTTTGAACAGCTTGTCAAAATTCCGGCCAGGGTGATACCGCAACCGCAGGCTATCGGTCTGCAAGCCGAACGTCGTGTTCGCCGGCATATTGGATCCGATACCCCCGTCGAGCACGATCTCAGCTCGCTTGCCACCACCAACATACTGCAAGGTCGAGAAGCCATACTTGGCGAGGCCTGTGCTGTCGTTCTGGCGTTGGATCGCGATCGTTGCAGCGTCGTAAGCTGCATAGTGCTCCGGTGACATGACCAGAAGATCCGCATAGTCGCGTCCGCGGCTCTGCTTGGTCATGATGTAGTTGAGGAGCGGACGGATCGTGGTACTGATGACTTGCGTGCCGACGGACGGCGAAGTGCCGGCGCCGGTGTGCGCATCGAAAATCTTCGTTTGCCACCAGGTGTTCTGCGATCGATCGATGCCGCCGTAGGTACCGGAGTTGACGACGATCGGGACGGCCTTCGCCAGGCCGGTGAGCTGCTTGCCGCTGTTGAGCGTGCCGTCGCTGTAGACGGCGAGGTCCATCGTGTCCTCGAGCATGCGCTCGGCAGCGTCCATGTAGCTGTCGAACACATCCATGAGCTGGGCTTCGCCTTCGTTGTTCAGGATCTCCTGGTTGCTCAGGATAATCGGCACAACGACCATCTTCGGCTCGTAGTAAGCGTCAGCAAACAGATCAACCGCAGGGTTCAGCAGGACGTCGTAGCCGGCGTACCACTGCGATGCGGTCTTCGCGATTTGCAGCGTCTGACGAATACGAGGGCCGCTGTAGGTCTGCCACAGCCCCTTATCGCGCAGCAGCGCAAGCATCGCGTTGTTGTTGGAGACAAGATCTTGATACGAAGACGAACGGTCTTCGATCGCCATTGACAGTATCTGTTGATACGCAATGGTCGTGTTGTCATTCGGAATAATCGGCATGGCTCATCCTCTGCGCGATTGGCGCAAGGGAGACAACGCAGCGCTAAAAGCTCTCCCTACACGCCATTACTGACGCGGCGCATCGCATTTGCGATCGCCTCGCGTCGCGTTGGGTGTTTCGCTTCGCCGTTCGCTTTGCGCCGCTCGTCTGAGGAGCGTGTGTTGACGGGTTTGCCCCCATCAGGCGCGCCGCTGATCGACGTTCTTCGGGTCTGAGCCGATTGTGCGCGGGTCTGAGCCGCTTGTGTGGAGGGGCGCAATCTATCCGCCCGCTGGTAAGCTACCTCGAGCGGGAACCCGAGATCAAGTTCTTGCTTGATGAGATCGCTCAGCTCGTCAAACCGCGGGTGTTTTTCGGCAAACGCATCGACCTGGGCTCGCGTGCTTTGGTATTTCATTCCGTACTGCATCTGCGCAAAACCCTTCGACAGCTGCTCTACGGTCTGCAACAGCTGACCCATCCGCATGTCAGTTGCACTCTGCTGATTACGCTGAAATGTCATCTGATGCTGCTCTGGCGTCATTGACACGATGTGATGCGCAACGTCGTACAACGTCGTCGGTGAGCCGTCGGTATTCTTCATTCCGCTGTTGTTGACGATGACAGCAAACCCGCCGATCAGATCGCTGCGCAGCTTGTTCTCCATTGCAACGTAATCACGCAACACACGATCGACGCTCGTGCCCTGCTTTTTAGCCAGCTCGTGATACGGGCGGATGCTGTTCATCGTCTCGACATCGCCGCGGTATTTCTCGTAAGCGCCCTGGAATTCGCGCGCCATCTGATGCACGGCACCGCGTACGCTTTCCGGTGCGCCAGCCCAATCGGCTTGCGCCTGCGGGCTGAAGCGCTGCGGTGCATTACGAAACGGCGCATTCTCTGCGAGCGGTTGGTATTTTTGCTGTGGCTGCTGCCCTGGCTGCTGCTGCCCTGGCTGCTGCTGCCCTGGCTGCGCCTGCTGCTCGCCTGGCTGCTGCCTGCCGGGATCTCGAGCAAACCGACCAGCCTCGCGGTGTTGTGGCTGTTTCTCCGGTTGCTGCTGTGCTTTCTTTTCCGGCGCCTGGGCTCGGTCGCCTTCCTTGCGCGCCACCGGTTGCGTTTTGCGCTCGGGTTTTTCATCAGCCTCTGCTTGCGACTGCTTTGCGCGATCGAATGCTTTCTGGATCGCTTCACGGCGACTGATACTCGAAGACTTGTTGTCAACTGCTCCATCCGGCTTAGGCGGTGCCTGGTTGCCGATCGGTGACGGTTGATCAACCGGCGCCTGGTTGACGACAACCTCGGCCGGCGCGGCCGGTGCAGTTGGCGCCGACGGTGAACTATTGGGCGGTGGTGTTGATGGTTGGGTCGTGTCGGTCATGGATCCCTCCGAATTCTGCGTCCTGATCTGTATTGCTCGACAGCTTTCTTGATCGACGTCCGCCGCGCTTCCTTCGTCTCTCGACGATTAGACAT